CACACAGGGTCATCACTAATCTGCACCAATAACTGGGAATTCCCTAGGGTTCCCGTATATTAATTGAGGAGAAACAAATGGCTGAACAAGGCTTAATGGCATATGGTCAACAAGTGGCTACGCCTAAGAAAAAGAAAAAGAAGGTAGCCTATATTACTAAAAAGAAAAAGTATACAGGCAAAAAATATGATACTTCTGCGTTAGCTGCTGGTCAACAAGTCTTGACTGCACGTAAAGGCAGAAAGGATCGTGGAAAGAAATATGGTTCTGCTGAAGCTGGAGAGCTTAGAAGAAACGTACGTGAAGAAGCTAGAAAAGGTAGAGCAAAGGCTAGACCTTTTGGTGATGCTTTTAAATCAGCAAGAGCAGCTGGTAAAGATAAGTTTTTATGGAAAGGAAAATCCTACCATACAAAAACTAAATCTGAATTAGAAAAAGCAACAGGGGCTAAAGAGAAAGAAAGATTTGAAAGAGCGGGTAAAGCAAAACAAGTTCCAGTTAGAAAATCTTCAACTTTCGCTGCTGATGCTAAAGCAGATAGAGTTCGAGCTAAAAGAATAGCTTGGATGGAAAAAAGAAAAGCAGCAGGTAAATCTTATTCTAAGAAAAATTTAGCTGCACTAAAAGCAAAATCATAATTTGGACCCAAGACTTAAAAATATTCCTTTTAAGGAATTAATGGAAATTATAAATGCAAGACACGGATTCTACTATAATGCCGACTCAAAAAAGAAGCTTGACCGATTCACAGGAAAAGTTTCTAGACGCATTGTTCGGGGAAGCAAGAGGCAACCCGAAAAAGGCTGGGGAGCTGGCAGGTTATTCCGAACACTCTTATCCTAAAGTTTTGCGTAACTTGAAACAAGAAATTGTTTCGAGAGCAGAGAATTATTTGGCTGTTCATTCAGCTAAAGCTGCAACGAAGATGGTAGACATGTTAGACGAAGATGGCACGACTCCTCATGCTAATATTCGTATAGAAGCAGCAAAACAAATCCTAGATAGAATTGGTATTGTTAAAAAGGATTCCCTCGATATCAATATGAAAGCAATGCATGGTATATTTATATTACCAGCAAAAGAAACACCAGAGGAATCAATTGTTACCCCAGTCGAAGATTAATTATGGCAGATAAAGATAAAAAACAATCATGGAAGACAGCATCTATAACAGGTGCTCAGACAGGACTTAAAGAGATATTTCCTGGTATGGGCATTAGAGGTGGTGCTAGTAAAGGAAAAGTAAAAACTAAAGATAAAACCCATGTTAAAGAACAACGAGATATCTCAGGACAGAAAGTGGAAGTGAGTTATACGAAATCTCGTTGGAAAAATTGGAAAAAAACTAAAAAGGCTCAGTTTAAAAGAAAAGAAAATTATTTGAAAACAATATTTTCTAAATGATTAAAAGAAAAGCCAGAACAATTCCCTTTGGCTATAAGATTGATGATACAGGGAATTACTTGATTCCAATAGAATCAGAACTAGAAGCTTTAGAGAAAGCAAAAGAATATTTAAAAACGTGTTCATTACGAGAAGTGGCAATATGGCTAACAAGAAAAACAGGCAGGTATATCTCCTATGTCGGACTTAAAAAAAGAGTTAAACGAGATACCGCCTCCAAAGCCAAAGAAGAAAGTCAAACACAAAGCCAAGCAGTCAGTTAAACTTGTTTTAGAAAGAACACGAAAGAAAGTTGCAAAGGCAGAACAATCACTCCGTTCAGCCAAACGTCACGCAGAAAATACTAAAAATAAATTGTTAACCATTAACAAAGCGTTAGACGGAAAAGAACAGCAACTATTAACCCAAGACGTAATTGATAGTGCGTCACCTAATGTTCAAGAGCACATTAATAAACAGAATGTTGTTTTTAAACCTAATGAAGGTCCACAAACAGATTTCTTAGCTGCTTCAGAACGAGAGGTATTTTACGGTGGGGCTAGAGGCGGAGGTAAATCCTACGCAATGTTAATTGATCCTCTACGCTATTGTGATAAACAACATCACCGAGCACTACTACTACGGAGAACAATGCCCGAGTTGAGAGATTTAATTACGCACTCTCAGCGTTTATATGGAAGGGCATACCCAGGAGCCAAATGGAGAGAGCAAGAAAAAGAGTGGAGATTCCCATCAGGAGCAAAGATCGAGTTCGGGTACGCAGAGAACATGACAGACGCTTTACGTTACCAAGGTCAATCTTACACATGGATAGGAATAGACGAACTACCACAATATCCTTCGCCAGATATATATAATTTTTTAAGATCCTCGTTACGTTCCGTGGATCCTAGTATCCCTGTGTATATGCGATCCACAGGAAATCCAGGAAACATAGGTTCACAGTGGGTACGAGAGATGTTCGTTAATCCAATTACACCGAATACAGCTTTTAATATAGAAATTAAAACACCCTCTGGAATAAAATACATTACTCGTAGATTTATTCCTGCTAAGTTGCAAGATAATCCTTATCTAATGCAGACGGATGATTATTATGCAATGCTATCCTCTCTACCTGACGTACAACGTAAACAATTTTTAGAAGGTGATTGGGATGCATTTGAAGATTCTTCGTTTCCTGAATTTAATAAAAGTATTCACGTGGTGGATCCTTTCGAAATTCCTAAAGGCTGGCAGAAATTTCGTGCTGCCGATTGGGGCTACAGTTCTCCTGCTTGTGTACTTTGGTTTGCTATTGATTATGATAATAACCTATGGATATATCGAGAATTATATACCCAAAAGATTACGGCAGATGTATTTGCACGAAAAGTCTTAATGTTAGAACAAGATGAATACATTCGTTATGGTGTATTAGATGCAAGCACATGGGCAAAACGTGGAGATATAGGACCTAGTATTGCAGAAACAATGATTCAAGCAGGTTGTAAGTGGAGACCTTCAGATCGTACACCAAGAAGTAGAATCAGTGGAAAGTTAGAAATCCATAAACGATTAAAAATAACGGATGATATAAAAAAAGAACCAGGACTTAGGATATTTTCCACTTGTAGAAATTTAATAAGAACATTACCAATTTTACCTCTCGATGATAACAACCCAGAGGATATTAACACACATGCAGAAGATCACGCTTATGATGCATTGCGTTATGGTTGTATGAGTAGACCGATGCATACAAGTTATGCAGCTAGATTTAATCGTACCGTTAAGCCACAATTTATCCCTGCCGATAAAGTATTTGGATATTAATAGTGTTACGAGAGAAATTACCAGAAATAAATAAAAAGAATTTTCCCTATAAACTAGTATTAGTTGCATGGGAAGATATTGTCTCATCATCGGATTGGGAAAATATTACAAAGATTAGAAAGGCAAAGACTGCAATCTGTTATAGTGTAGGATGGCTCATTGCGGAAACAACAAAGACTACGGTTATCATGTCCGATTTAAGTTTTGAAGATAATCATGAAATTGAACAAGGTGGATCGTACACCACTATACCTACTAAAAACGTACTATCAATTAAGAAAATAAAACTATAGAGGAATAATATGGAAACTAAATTCGATCCAAAAGCTAAAGTAAAACAAGGTGATCTTGGTTCAGCTGCTGATGGCAAACAGCCAAATCAGGAAGCGACTAATATTGACTTTGCTAAAGATGCACCTCGTAAAGGTGAGTCTGAAACTGCTTTAAAAAATAATAACTATCCTACAAAGTCAGGATCTGAGCATGTTCAAGAGTCATTGTTTAAATTGGCTGATCAAAAGGATTACTAATTATGGCTACTGAATACAGTAAAGATAAAAAAAAAATAATACCACAGATAGATAAAAAGAAAATAAAGGATCTAGGAAAAAAAGCAAGAGAAGCATTCAAGCTTCTTAAAAAACATTATCCAAAAATTGGAAAGGATTACTAATGGCAGAAGCAGACGATTCAGGCGATCATATAGCAAAAGAAAAAGCTAAATATCATTATAGGAAGAAAATATGGGACTCCCGCAGTGGTACATGGAAAAGGGTTGGCACACCTATCAAACAACCTGAACCTTATAAGACTTCTTATGGAAGTATTATTACAGGTGAGTTTAAACCTAAACCTAAATCTAAAAACAAAAGGTTACCTGCAAAATATACCAAAAATTATGCCAATAAATATGAAAGAAAAAAGTATAAATAATGACTTTAAAAGAAGATTTAAAAGAAGCTAGTAAAATAGTTACAGATAAGTATAAGAAAAAGATTAAAAATGTTTGGAGTGGAATAAAAGCAACTCCTTCATTTTTAAAGAAAAAAAAGATAAAGAATAAAAAATATGGTGAGACTGATCTTTTAAAAGGTAAAGATTATTATCCACCAAAACCATAAAAGGAGAAACATGTTAGAAAAAATAAAACAAGGCGATCTAGGACCTGATGCTGGCAAAACTAAAAATGGTAAGCTAGAAATGAATCTAAATCAAAAAGTTAAGCAAGGTGATTTAGGATCAGAAACAGGTAAAGTAGGTAAAAA